AGGCACGCTGGACGCGGTGAATAAAGCCGGGCGGCGTACTGAGTTGGCGTACCAGATGACGAAAAGAGCGAAAGAACTCAAGATCGATATTGAGGGCATTTTGCTCAGCAACCAGGCCAAGGTGGTGGGCGCAGCGGCAACCGCGCCGTTGTGTGCCGGCATCCTGGCTTGGCTCAAGACCAACGTCGCCAACGTGGTCGCGGGCGGGTCCAACCCGGTCGGCGACGGCAGCAACGGACGCACGGACGGCACCACCCCGGTGGCGATCACCGAGGTGATGCTCAAGGCGGCCATGAAGAGCGTCTACACCAACAGCAGCGAAGACCTCGACGTGATCATGGCCGGCGCCAGTAACAAGCAGGCGATCTCTGCTTTTACCGGCGGCGCCACGAAAATGGTCGATGTGATGAAGCAGGAAACCGTCGCCACAGTCGACGTTTATGTTGGGGATTTTCATACGGTCAGGATCATCCCCAACCGCTTCCAGCGGGTGCGTGACGTGTTCCTGTTAAACTGGTCGTACTGGTCGGTTGACTGGCTGCGGCCGATTACCCAGGTGCCGCTGGCCAAAACCGGCGACGCCGAGAAGCGGATGCTGATCGGCGAATACACACTGGCGGCGAAGAACGAGGCCGCATCTGCGTTGATCGCAGATTTAACGGCTCCGTAATGTAGATTGCGGCTGGTTAGTGTTGCCGGCCGGGGATGAACCGGCCGGCGTTTTCTGGGCTTGATAAGGATGTGGCCATGTCGGCGCTTAGGCCAACACCGTGCCAATTGCGGGAGTTGTTTGATTACAATCCCGAAAGTGGCTTGTTATCTTGGCGCGTACGTCCTGAATGCGGCAAGGCATGGAATGCGAAATATGCCGGCACGCCGGCAGGCACCAAACAACGCGCCGGCTTGGGTGTTGCTCTCGCATATCGAAAATATGGCGCCCATGTCATAATTTGGGCATGGATGACTGGCGAGTGGCCAGCGACCAGCATCGATCACAAGGATCGCAACCAGTACAATAATGCGTGGCACAATTTGCGGTTAGCAACCCCTGCGCAGCAGTGTCAAAACCGGAGTAGGACTACATCTCTTCCAAAGGGCGTGCGGCGGTCGCGCAATCGGTACGTCGCGATATTAGGTTCATTTGCGACGCCTGAGGAAGCCCACGAAGCATGGCTTCTTGCGGCCCCGTCAATTCACGGTGACTTTTTCTCTTCGGACTAACAACGGGGCCATCTATCATTAGCTGGGCGATGTCTCAGCATCGCTCTCCTCCTCTAGACGCCGGCAGGGTCCATTCCTCGCCGGCGTCGCCATTTTAGGCTAAAGAGAACGCGGACTGCGATGTTTCCGCATTGCTGTCCTCCTAAGACGCACGGCCGTTACGGCCGCAACAGCCTACCTCCGCTGGCGGCGTCGATGTCGGAGCTAGACGCCGGCTAGGACCACCCTGGCCGGCGTCGCCATTTGAGCAGGCGGTCCCTCGTGGGCCGCTTTTTCTATTGAGGCGAGCATGGCTAACCAGTTTTACCTCGATCACGATCCGCTCACCGGCATGGTCGAGACGTTTGAGCACGACGAGCTGACCGGCATATCCACCATCCACCGCAAGGCCGACGTCGGGCCGATCATCGAAACCAACAAGCGGCTGCAGACGGCGGATGGTTTCACCGGCTGGACCGGCCCGGAGAAGGACTTGCGGCTGGCAGCGCGCATTCCGATCGAGGTGGTGAATTTGTGGCGGCAACTCTACGGCATTGACGCGATGCGGGCCGAGCACGGCCAAGCGGTCCTGCGGCTGCTCAATTCGAGCGAGTGGCGCTACTTGCGCACCAACACCTCCAGATTGTAGGCAAAATGCCATTTACCTCCTACGCCGAGCTACAGACTGCGGTGCTGAACTGGCTCGCCCGCCCCGGCGACCCGCTGGTGGCGCCGAGCGTCCCGGACCTGATCACGCTCTTCGAGCGCGAGGCGCGGCGCCGACTCAAGACCGGCGACGCCGAGATGCGGGCATATATGACGGTGTCGGGCACCGCCGCGGTGGCACTGCCGCTCGATTGCCGCGAGTTGCGTCTGGTGACCAGCGGCGGCAATACGCTGGAATACAAGACGCCGCCCGAACTGCCGGGTGGCGCCGGGCCGCCGAAGTATTTCACCCTGCACGGGCGCGAGTTGCGCCTCGGTCCCGGCCCGAGCGGCGACGTGCAGATCGAGATCCTCTACCAGACCGGGGTGCCGCCGCTGTCGGACGCCAACCCGACCAACTGGCTGCTGCGCGAGCATCCCGACGCCTACCTCTACGGCACCCTGATCGCGGCGGAAGCCTTTATCGGGCACGACGAGCGGATCGCGCTGTGGACGCAGGCCGCCGCGCAGGTTTTCGAGAGTATCGAGCAGGCCGATCGCAAGATGCGCTGGAGCGGCTCGCCGCTGCAGATCCGTCCCGATATTTACGGAGTCCCCATGGCTGGTGCATGGACGATCGTGGCGCCGGCTTCGTCGCCGGCCGCGCCGATTTCGGTGACTAGTTCGACCGTGTTTCCGTTTGGCGCGGCCGGCGATGTCAGCATCGCCAACGGCACCGCGGCCCCGATCACGGTCACGCTGCCGCCGACCCCGACGATGGGGCAGGCGCTGATGCTTAAGGACACCGCCGGTAACGCCGGGACGTACCCTATCACCATCGTTCCGGCGGCGGCGGGCACCATCGACGGCAACCTAAGTTACCAACTGATGAGCAATTACATGGCGGTCGAGCTGTACTGGATGGGTACGCAGTGGGGTTCACGCTGATGCGGCGCCTCTTCGCCACCGCTGCATTGCTGACCCTGCCGTTCTGCGCCCAGGCGCAGAATTTCGGCAACATCCAGCCGCACACGGTTATCGGCAACTCCGATGCGACGCAGGCCAAGCCGGCAGCGCCGATCCCGTTCAGCGCCGTGACCGGCGCCCTATCGCCGATGGATTTCGGCGCCGTAGGCAATGGTACGGCCGATGACACCGCGGCGGTGCAGGCGGCAATGAACGCCGCGGCCGGGTCGACGCTGTATCTCGGCAAGCACATCTACGCGATCAACGCGACCGGGATCACCTGCAACAACATGGTCAGGGTGGTCGGGGCCGAGTCGGGGCAAAGCGGCGGCGCGACGGTCGCCACCAATTTCTCCGGCTTTGTGCCGATGACGGTGAACCAGACCGTCTTCAAGATAGCGGCGGGATGCTTCGGCTCCAGCTTCGAGGATTTCTACGTCGGGATGAGCCAGCCGGGGGCCAACACGTCGGGCTGGGCCTTCCAGACGACGGCAACTCCGATCGGCAATTTGAGATTTCAGAGATTACAGATCCAGGGCGCCTGCGGCGGTATCGACATCAGCGGCTATTATTGGTTTATCGATCAAGTGACGATGTTCGACGCCAGCGGCGCAGCCTGTATCGGCATCCGGGTCGGGCACCTCACGACGGGCGGCGCAACTACCGGACACGTTTCACGCAGCTATATCAAAAGCCTGACCACGGCCGCCCGTCTCGGGATCGGCATGCTGATCGAAGACAGCGGCGGCTCGCATTTTTCGCAGAACGACATCCTGTTCAGCAACAGGGGAACGTCGATCCTGCCGCAGGCCAACCAGCAGGTTATCTGGTCGTTCTTCGAGAACACGGTTCTCGGGGACACGACGCAGGATGTGCCGCTCTTTATCGACACCGGGGCCGCTTCCGCTATCGTTCGCGGCCTCCAGTGCAACGGCTGCTGGATGTCGTCCAGCGTGACCTCGCACAACCTCGCCATCAACAACACAGGCGCGGCTACGGCTTTCTCCGGCTTTCATTTTGTCGGTGCGCGGATCTACCAAGCCGCCTTGCATGGCGTCCTGTTGGGGGGCGGCAAGGACATCGATTTTGAATCCAGCCATGTCTGCGGCAATAGCGTGACCGCGGGCAATGCCGGCATCGTGGTCGGGCTCAACGTGAACAATGTCAGGATCAGGGGCGGCGCGGTCGGCGGCTCCTGCGACGGCTTCGCCACGACGCAGGCCAACGGCATTCTGGTGCCCAACGCGACCAACACCAATCTGCTGATCCAGGGCGTCGACGTTTCGCAAGGCAACAGCACGCCGATAAGCTATCCAGCCGGCGTCACCGGGCGGGTCGAGGGCAATCCGGGCTTCAATCCGCTGGGGCCGTCTGCCGTCACCGTGACTGCATCCCCCTTTACCTACACCGCGGGGTTGACGCCCGAGTCCGTCTGCATCACCGGCGGCACCGTTTCCGGGGTGACGATCGGCGGGTTGACGGTGGCGGCGGCAACCAACAGTTGCGTCCAGCTCGCGCCGAGACAGGCGATGGTGGCGACCTATTCGTCGCTGCCGGTAATGGTGGCGTCGAAGCAATGACCGTCGTCCCGTGGCCGGAATGGCTGCCCGACCAGGCCGATTTCGGCAGCAAGGGCTCGCCGGTCATCAAAAATTGCGTGCCGCTCACGGCTGGCTCCTATGGCCCGATGCCGACCGCGGTGCCGCTTAGCACCAACACCTTGGATGCCCGCTGCCAGGGCAGCTATTCGGTGAAGGCGCCGGATAACAGCATCAGCATCTACGCCGGCGACCACACCAAGCTCTACCGCCTGCCCACCGGTAGCCTCGCGTTTGTCGATGCCACCCGCACCGCCGGCGGCGCCTATA